ACACTTCTTATAATTCTTGTTTCAGCAGGAAGACTAACAACTGGATTAGATGCTGTAAAAGAAAAAGAGCTAAACTCTGTTAGCCCTACATCATCTAAATCTTTAATTAAACGTATCTCTGCTTTTTCTACAAAAAAAGGTATTTGATCTGCAAATTCTGTAGAATCATTTTCTGTTGTATTTATTATATCTGTTTTAAGAAAAGAAAAATTAGGCATCTATCTAGCCTACAAATAATGTAACACTACCTGAATTAGGAGTAGATACACTTACTGTTGCATCACACCTAACACCCATATCACCTATATAAATATCTGCTGTTCCACTAGCTGGAACTTGAAACTTTATCTTATCTCCTGTACTATCAGCTATAGCAAATGTACCTGCTATAGTAGAATATGCATGAATAGCTACTATTCTTGTAACACCATTCGTTGCAATAATTACTCCATCTCCACCTGATTTATTTACTGCTGTTATATTTTTAGCCATCTATTATCCTTAAAGTATAGGGAGAGTATTTTACTACCCTCCCTAGTTATTAGTGGTTATGCACCTTCGTTACCTACGTAACTTCTCCAGTCAGATACTCCAAAAGAATATCTTTCTCTAGCTTTAAAACGTAAGTTACCAGTATCAAAATCTGGTTCCATCTTGGTTTGTAAAGGTGTTCTATTAAACATCTTTGCACCATTTGGAATATCAGTTTTGAAAAAGTATGCATTAGTATCAGTGAATCTTCTATTCACAAAGTAACCTTGTGGAATAACACCCATACTTCTAACAGCATTAATGTCATTTACATTAGTAATTCCATTACCACCATTAGCAGCAGTAGTTGTTGAATATTCACTTTGTAATACTTGAGCTGCAGTAAAAGTTAAATCAACAGGAACATGTAACGATACAGCTTGTGCACCTATTAATATTCCTCTATCATCTTTAGTCTTTTGAATCTGTATAACAGCAGTTTCAATAGAAGCTTCAGATAATGCTGCATCACCATATGTATTAGTTTGTACACCTGCTGATATAGTTGGATGATTTGCACTAAAGAATGGTTGACCATCACCTATAGCATCAGCTGCTGCAGTGCTAAAACTATTGTTAAATATCTTAGCAGCTTTTACCTGCTTAGTATTTGCCATAGCTCTAGCTAATCCTTTTGCTCTTAACTTTGCAAAAGTATCATATAGATTGTCTTCCATTGCTTCTTCTGTGACAGCAAAAGCTAAAGCTATAGTCTCGTTGTCGTAACGAGCTGTATAACTTTCTTGAGCATCATCAAAAGAAACTGATTCACCCTCACCTTTTACAGGTGCAGTTCCAAATCCTGTAAATAGAACTTCTTCTTCAAAAGCCCTATCAGAATTTTCTATTTCAAAAAGAGGTTGATGTTCGTCATTTACCTCACCATACTCCGTACCAAAAACTGCATTCAATCCTGGTAGGAGTTCTTTAGCAATACTTGCTCTATTTATAGCCATATATTATTCTCCTTTAGATTATGCAGTTGACGCAGTTGCAGTGACATATCTGTCTCTGTGCGTGTTTAAAAATACTTCAACGATTGGAAAAGCATCAGTGTCGTCAGTTTCTTCGCCATCTTTTTTCTTACCAATCACTCTTGCTACTTGTTCTGTTTCTCCACCAGACTCTGCTAGTAAATAATAACTAGAGTTTCCAGTTGTTGTATCACCAGAACTTGCTGTAGAACTAACAGTACAATTATAATTCTTTTGTACCATTAATTCATTAGCAGATAATGATAATGAACATTGAATGTAGTAAGTTTGATTTGGATCTGTGATGATAAAGAATTTAACATCTGAGTATCCATTTGCAGAAGTTCCTGTTGTCCAATGTCGACTAAACTTTTGATCGCCATTTAACACAAAAGAACACCCTGCAAATACACCTGAAGGTTTTAGTGTTGCTGCTATAAAAGGTGAAATAGTTGCAAAGTTTGCACCTGGCAGTACAACAGGGTCTCCTGTAAATATTTTATTAGTACATGCTCCACCTGATGTAGGTGAAAAAATATCTGTGAAAGAACCAGTGTTGTAAGCTCCACCTTTTTTCCTAGCAGGAACGAAACCTTGAAAAGCTTTTGTATGAGCCATGTTTCCTCCTAATAAGTTAAAAAAGTATTAGAGAATTAACTCTGAAATTTTGGAGTTCTTCCTCTAATGGTTTGAGATTTACTTGAATTACTGATTGGCATTCTAGAATTATTATTCTTCATTAATTGACTATTAACTGCTTCCATTAATGAATCAGTCTTATCCTTATAGTATGCCTTTCTAGCGTCAATACGACCAGTAGGTATTTTACCTAACGCAACGTCTCCACGACAGACTGCTCCAGCGTATTTACCTTCATCCCTCACGATAGATGATTGTTCCATCTCAGGTACTTCTTCCTGAGAAACAAACTGCCATCCTTCTTGCATTTTCCTACCTATATGAGAAACGTCATCTTTTCCCTTTAATGTAAGTCTTATCCATCCTAGTGACATACCTGCGTCATTGAAACGATCTACAATAGGTTTAGGTATCTCTAATAAGTTTGGTTCTTCAAAAGTATATGTTGTTTGTTCTTTAGTATTATTTTCTCTGAGTTGAGAACTACGTGTGTTATTTGTTCGTGTCATTGGTTACCCTCCACGTCTAGTGTTAATATTTGTATACTCTCCTTCAGCTTGAGTAGCTTTTCTTTTTTCTAGAGCATACTGTTCAAGTGGTATTCCCCACTTATTAGCTAGTCTAACATCATCTTTAGATAGTCTAACTTTCTTTGGGTTAGGAGTAGAACGTGAAGCTCCTGCTACCACCTGAGCAGGCTTTGACGTAACCTGCTGGCGATTATCTTGAACATTTCCTTCATCTTGAAATTTAGTAGGAAATGATTCTCGAATTCTTTTGTCAACTTCCTGATAAAATTCTATATCATTAGTTGAATATCCCTCTTGCTTTAATTCTGCATCTATAGCTAATGCTGCTGCAGTCATTACATTATCTTTACCAAACCAAGTATTTTGTTGTGCCCATTCTTGAGCTCTTGGATCTGGTGCTTGTTGAGCAACAGGTTGTTGATATTGTTGTTGTTGAACAGGTTGTTGCTGTGGTTCCTGTTTAAACTTTTCTTTAGTAACATTTACATTTTTTAAATCGACCTGAGCTTCATTTAACATTTCTTGTGCTTGTAAAAGCTTATCTTGGTCTCCAGCTTCATATGCATTTTTATATGCTACACGAGCCATATTTAATTTATCTGTTAATTGTTTTTCTGTTACTTCTAAATTCTTTTTACTTACAGTAGAAAACTCAGTTTCTCTTTTTTTAACTAAACCTTGTAATTGTTCGTTTTGTTTAATTAATTGATTTATCTGGTCTTCTTTATCTTTTCTCTGTTTAATTAGTTGTCTTATTCTTTTTTGAGCACCTTTAGTTTCTATACCTTCTAACTCTTTAGGTTCCTCAGTTTTTGTATCTTCTGCTATTTCTGGTTCAACATTAGATGGAGAACCATCATCTTCTTCTCCTTCTACCTCTACTTCTACTTTTTCTTCTTCTTGTTTAGGAGTTTCTACATCTCCCCACTTTTCATCATCTTTCATATTACCTCCGTTGTGTACGAAACAAACGCATTACGTTTTAAATTAATTATACAATAGGATTATAAGCTACGCAAATAAATTATTCACTATTTATAGCTAAATTAAAGGTAGGATCTAAATCTTTAGGACTTTCTACCTTCATAATAATTTGATCATCATATAATAAAATATATCGTATACCTTTATATTTTATTTTTTGACCTGCATGTTTACCATAGCAGACATAATCATCTACTTCACACCAAGCTCCTTTTTGAAACTTTTCCATATCATGATAAGCTAAGTCACCAACTGCTACTACTTGACCAACAGTTGTAAGATAAGCCATATCTTCTTTAGTAGAATCTGGTAAAATAATTCCACCTTTAGTTTCTGATTTAATACTAACAGGTCTCACTAGAATATGATAACCTGGTAGTTCTGGTAAAACATCTGGATTAGGAACTTCTTCTTTTGTAATCCACATGTCATTTTTTATGGAACGACCCATAGGTACAGTTTGCATATTACTCCTCTTCTTGATTTATATTTTTAATAATAGTTATTAATTGCTGACGTGACCATTCAATACCTCTAATTGTACCAACAATATGTTTATACTGATCATAGGATTCTGGACTACCATCACCAAGAATATTTTTTAAGTTTTGAATTTCGTCACCAAAAGCTTTAATAGCTTCTTCAAAAGGACTACTCATATTTTATTGACTTAATTTTGTTAATAGTTCAGCAGACTTTATTTTCTCTTGGCTTTCAATTCTATTCTCTTCAAGAGACATATTAACTAAAGCTTCTAATGCTTTCATTTGTTGTTTACTTAATCTATCTGCCTGTGCTTTTTGTTCTTTAAATTGTTTTGTTTGTTGACTATCAGCTACTTTTAATAATACTTCACTTTGTTCCATTTCAAGTTTTTGTGCATCTAGTATTGCTTTTGCATTATCTTGCATAGCTTTTAATTGTAGCTTTTGCTGTTCTAGTTTTACTTTTTGTTCTTCTAATGCTACCATTTGTTGCTCTGGAGATTTAACTAATCCCATAGCTGCATTTGCATTTGCTACTTCTTTAGCAGCTTCTGCCATAGCACCTTGTACTACTGCAGGATTCTGTGCATCTTGTGGTGCAACATTTTGTTGTAGTTTCTGTTGTGTCATACCATTAATCTGTTCTTGATATTTCATTACAGAATGTTCTTGTATATTAGCAGCTAAAATAGGTTGTAGTTTTGCCATAACAGGATTAGCTCCATTTTGTGGATCATTTAAATATGCCATCTTAACTTGTATATGTGCATCATGATCTTGTCCTACAAATGCTGCAATAGGCATTCCTTTAGATGCTGCCATAATATCTGATACAGGATCTAATTGTTTAGGTTGTACTTTAGGTGGTAGTATTTCATCTACATTAGGAACATTAGCTGCATTTAATATTGTTCTATTTAATGCTTCTAAGTTAAACATTCCTGGTGGTGATTGCTGTGCCATTTGTAATGCCATCTGTGCTAACATTAGTCTATGTGCATTACTTGGTATATTAGGATCACTTACAGGAAGAATATCTACTCTACCATCAAAGTCTTGTTTAAATATATTTCTTTCTGCCATAGGAACATCATAAGGATATTCTTCTGGTAGATAGTCTAAATTTATTTGTGCTAAAATTCTAAATTCATCTTTTTGTGATTTATGTAATCGTTTATGTATAGCTGTAAAAAATTTACTTGATGCTTCAAGCAATGCCATTGTAGTTCCAACTGGTCCATAGTTAGCACCATCTGCAATTACCTGTTCTGTACTATCAGCAAACTTTTGACCTGCTGTAGTCATAAATCCTAGCATTTGAAATAAAGTTCCTGATGGTTCTTTGTAAGGTAATGGTACAATAGCTTTAGATAAATCAGCACCTAATGCTTCTATCTCTTTAAACTCACCAGGTGCAATAGGCTCATTGTCACCAACCATACGAACTCCTTTTGCCTTAAAACCACCTGGTAAGTTCGCAAACTGTCCTGCATCTACTAAACTTCTCATAGCTGCTGTTGCAGTCATTGTTATATTTCCTAAGAAGTGCATTAGACCCAGACCATAAAAACTAAAACCTGGTACAAAACGATAATGTACAAAATGTATATTCTTTGTCTTTGTAGCATCATCAGGTTTCCAGTTTCTTCTAATACTTAAAACTTTTCTTGATTGTTCTTCTACTGTTACAATATATGGACAGGATTCTCCTTCTTCAGTTTCAGAATCTTTAATATCTAAAAAACAATGTTGTTCTAATAAAACATATTGTGGATCTAAATCAGAGCTAGGAGATAATCCTAAAATAGTATCCATCTTTTCTGCTAAAGATGTTTGAACTGGGTTAGCTGGTTCTGGTAAATCTAAATCAGAATAAACTTCATTACGTATTTCTTTTGCTAAGTCTACAGGATTACGATAGATAACATGAGTATATCTTTCTGCTTTCTGTAAATTACTTGCATAGTAAGAAACATAAAACTGGTCTATAGGAACAAACTCTGATACAGGTCGTTTTAATGTTTCATCATAGTATACTTTTTTAAATGCTGAACCTAATAAAGGTAAATGAAAAAGCATTCTTTCAAACTCATCAAAGTATTCAGGCATTTGGTCTGTAACTTGATAGTTCATAAAGTCTTGAACTCTATTTGCCTGTAGTTCTTTTTCAGGAGTTACCTTACCTAATATCTGTGCTTTAACTGGACCTTTAGCTGGAAATAATTCTTGTGATGCTT